ACCCCAGAAAACTATAAAGCAGATGATAATTCTGCTAAACTCAACGAACCTAAAATCGCAACTGTCAAAGACATTGTGAATAGGGCTGCCAAACCTGCCGAACCCATGCCTAAGGGTATGAAGGAAGAGGAAGAGGTAGAAGGAGAAGTCGTCGAAGAAGAAGAAAACACCGCATCTGCTGAAGAAGTAGTATCTGAAGAAGAGACTACTGAAGAAGTGGTTACCGAAGAAGAGGTAGCACCTGAAGCAGAATACAATGTCGAAGAAGATGTTGAAGCACTGCTGTCCGGTGAAGAACTTTCCGAGGACTTCCAAGAGAAAGCACGCACCATTTTCGAAACTGCTATCAAGGCAAAAGTTGCTACAGTTCAAGAAGAACTGAAGGCACAATATGACGCAACTCTCGAAGAGGAAGTTTCGGCAATTAAGTCTGAACTCACCGAGAGAGTTGATGCATATCTTGAGTATGTTGCCGAAGAGTGGATTTCTGAAAATCAACTTGCAATTGAGCAAGGTCTCAAGGCAGAAATGACCGAATCATTCCTGACTGGAATGAGAAGTCTTTTTGAAGATCATTATGTAACAATCCCTGAAGAAAAATATGATGTAACTACCGCAATGGTAGAGAAATTAGATGAAATGGAAGATAAACTCAACGAGCAAATTAAATCTAATGTTGCTCTTAATCAAAGATTAGCTGAGTCGGTTGCTGATGTAATCTTCTCCGAGGTCTGCGAAGGTCTGGCACTTTCACAGAAGGATAAACTCGCTTCTCTTGCCGAAAATGTTGAGTTTGATAGTGAAGAAACATATCGTGAGAAACTGGTAACTCTGCGTAAGTCTTACTTCCCAGAGAATGCCGGAGCTCAAAGAGACAACTCAGAGAATATTTCCGAGAGTTCAGAATCCATTGCACAACCAGTAACTGGTTTAATGGAATCATATCTCGATACTCTGACTAGAGTTTCTAAAAAGTGATTTTTTAATTATAAGTCAAACTAAAAATTTTAAGGTAAATTCAAATGCAAGGTTTCAATTCTGAAAACCTTCAGGAGAAGTGGGCACCTATCCTCAATCATGAGGGTCTCGGTGGCATCGATGATGCTCACAAGAGAATGGTTACCGCAGTTCTTCTGGAGAACCAAGAAAAAATGTTGAAGGAAGAAAGAGAATTTCTTTCTGAAGCTGGTCCAACTAACTCAACCGGATCCGGAGTTGCTAACTTCGATCCCGTCCTGATCTCCTTGATCAGACGTGCAATGCCTAACCTGGTCGCATATGACCTTGCAGGTGTTCAACCAATGAACGGTCCTACTGGACTGATTTTTGCAATGCGTTCCCGCTATAGCAATCAGGGCGGAACTGAAGCATTGTTCGACGAAGCAGATACTGCATTCTCCAACAGTGGTATTTCTACCTCTGGTCTCTACACACCTGGTAGTGACAACTCCAACGTTGGATTAGGAACAGGCACCGGCAATGCTGGTAGCAGCAATCCTAACGCACTCAACCCAAGCAGCAATGCAACTCAGGCTGCATATGGTGTTGGTCAGGGTATGGACACTGCACAGTCTGAAGGACTGGGTGCTCCTGGAGATAATGCCTTCAACGAGATGGCATTCTCAATCGAGAAAGTCACTGTTACCGCAAAGTCTAGAGCACTGAAAGCCGAGTATTCACTCGAGCTGGCACAAGACTTGAAAGCAATCCACGGTCTGAATGCTGAGGCTGAGTTGGCAAACATCCTGTCAACTGAGATCCTCGCAGAAATCAACCGTGAAGTCATCAGAACCATCTACAAGACTGCTAAGACTGGTGCTGATACTAACACTGCTAACGCAGGTGTGTTTGACCTCGATGTTGACTCCAACGGTCGTTGGTCTGTTGAGAAGTTCAAAGGTCTGATTTTCCAAATCGAGCGTGATGCAAACCGCATTGCCCAAGAGACTCGTAGAGGAAAGGGCAACATGATTCTGTGTTCTGCAGACGTTGCTTCCGCACTGACCATGGCAGGAGTTCTCGACTACACCCCTGCACTCAACGCAAACCTGAACGTTGATGACACCGGTAACACCTTCGCAGGTGTACTTGCTGGTAAGTATCGTGTATACATCGATCCATATTCCTCTAACGGAACTGCCGATCAGTATTACGTTGCTGGTTATAAGGGTTCTTCACCTTATGACGCAGGTCTGTTCTACTGCCCTTACGTTCCTCTTCAGATGGTTCGTGCAGTTGGAGAGAACACCTTCCAGCCTAAAATCGGATTCAAGACTCGTTATGGTCTTGCTGCTAACCCATTCGCTAGTGCTGCAGGTGGAGCTGATACTGGCAAACTCAAGGTTAACGATAACCGTTACTACAGAAGAGTCACCGTCAGAAACCTCATGTGATCCACGGTTCACATATTTTACAGAGACTCTCCTTCGGGAGGGTCTTTTTTTTATCTAAATACAAATAAAAACGATGTCGTCTTTTGCAAACCAGATAAACAATAGAAATTTTTTATCTCCGGTTGGTTTTAAATTTACACTATCAAAAGACCCTAAGATTTCTTTCTTTTGTAATTCTGCGAGAATACCTGAAATTAGTTTAGGATCGGCAATACAACCAGTGTATCTAAAAGACTTAGATATCCCTGGAGACAAATTAACCTATGGTGATTTTTCCTTAAGATTCATGGTTGATGAGAATATGGAAAATTACATGTCAGTTCATAATTGGTTAACTGGTTTAGGTTTTCCAGAAACCACAAAACAATTTAAAGATTTGATTATTAATAATGAAGGACAAAGAGATTTAAACGAACAATTTAGTGATGGTAGTCTTCATATATTAAATAGCAATTTTAGAGATGTTGCTATTGTAAAGTTTAGAGACCTGTTTCCTGTCTCACTAACTTCTTTAGAATTTGAGTCGTCAGATTCTGATATAAACTACTTTACAGCAGAGGTCACTTTCAAGTATACTGTGTATAATGTATTAGCTGCTGATAACAGAACACCCTTATGATGGATCTTGAAAAAATTCAGGAAATGTGGCAGAAAGATTCTACCATTGACCCTGATAATCTACATGATGAGTCACTAAAAATACCACAACTTCACTCAAAGTATTATATAATTTACAATACGATCACTCTTTTGCGAGAAAAAGCAAGAGAGACTTATAATCGTGTTCGATTGGAAAGACACAATTATTACACAGGAAAGGCACCAGCAGAAGTCTATGTAGAAGACCCCTTTCCATATAAAGTTAGAGATAAGGAAGCACTCCAAAGATACATGGAAGCCGATGATAAGTTAAATAGTATTGACCTCAAGATTCGTTACTATGATGTGATGCTTAAGTTCTTAGAGGAAATTATTAAAACGATTGCTAATAGAACTTTCCAAATAAAAAATGCCATCGAATGGCACAAGTTCCAATCAGGATTCAATTAATGCACCAAGAAGAAGGAAACTATTACTCTATAGAATTAAATATTAGAGGAATTAGGGTAATTCACACAGGACTTAGCCAAGCAGTCCAAAAATGGTCTGGTGGAGAACCACAAGAACAAGAGCACTTAATTGCGATGAGAGATAATTTTTATAGACTTATTTTAGAACATCAGTTTGACAGTATGAACTAAATACTTATAGGTGAACCTATGAGTTATGTCTCATTTGATTATATCAAAAAAGAATGAAGTGTATTTACAGGTTAAGGCAGAACCCCATGTATACTACGAATTATCAGACCAGTTTACCTTTGAGGTTCCTGGTGCAAAGTTTATGTCCTCGTATCGTAGTAAATACTGGGATGGAAAGATAAGATTATTTAATACCCAGACTGGAGAGATATACGTTGGGTTGTTGGATAAGGTTACAAAATTTTGTGATGATCATGAATATACTTATGAGTTTGTAGATAGTAAATATTATGGTCTTCCTTTTGAGACGAATAACTTTATCTCAAAGGAAGGTGTAAAAGATTATATGAATGCTATTTGTAAATATTCCCCGAGAGATTACCAAGTTGAGGGAGTATACGACGCCTTAAGACATAATAGAAAGTTGCTGATATCCCCAACTGCTTCTGGAAAGTCTCTGATGATATATTCGATTGTGAGATATTACGTTGAGAAAGGACAAAATACTCTGATAGTTGTTCCCACGACTTCCTTAGTAGAACAGATGTATAAAGATTTTGCAGACTATGGTTGGGATGTAGGTTCATATTGTCACAAGATCTATGCAGGGAAGGAAAGAGAAACAGATTCTCAAGTCATTATTACTACCTGGCAGTCTATTTACAAACTCCCCCGTAAATATTTTGAACGATTTAACGTAGTTGTTGGGGATGAGGCACACCAGTTTAAATCAAAGTCATTAATATCTATAATGACGAAACTTGCTGATGCAAAATATCGTTTTGGTTTTACCGGAACACTTGATGGGACACAGACTCATAAATGGGTTCTTGAGGGATTGTTTGGTGCTTCGTACAAAATCATTCGTACCGAAGAATTGATGGCGAAGGGTCATGTTGCTAAACTGGATATCAATGTACTTCTACTGAAGCATCCAGCACATAAGTTTGAAAACTTTGAAGAAGAAGTTCAGTATATTATCAATCATGATCGTAGAAACAAGTTCATAAGAAATCTTGCACTAGATCTCAAAGGAAATACTTTAGTTCTTTTTGCAAGAGTTGAGGGTCATGGTCAACCTTTATTTGATTTAATAAATAATTGTAAGATTGATGAACGTCAAGTCTTTTTCGTTCATGGTGGAGTGGATACTAAAGATAGAGAATTGGTAAGGGAGATTACTGAAAAGGAAAATAATGCAATTATTATTGCTTCATACGGAACTTTCAGTACAGGTATTAATATTAAAAACCTCCACAATGTTATTTTTGCTTCTCCATCCAAATCTAGAATTCGGAATCTCCAGTCTATTGGAAGGGTGCTTAGGAAAGGCAATAACAAGACAAAGGCAACTCTCTATGACATTGCTGACGACATATCCTACAAATCCAGGAGAAACTATACACTTAATCATTTAATAGAAAGAATTAAAGTTTATAACGAAGAAAATTTCAATTACGACATAGTAAACATACCGATAAAAAACTAATGGGAGATGAATTTTACGCAATCATAAAACTAATATCAGGAGAAGAAGTTTTATCATTAGTGTCCATTGATGAAAATGATGGAGATCCTTTGATTGTAATGCAGAATCCGATTACAATGAAAATATTACATTCTTCTCACGGAATTCATATCAAAGTAAGATCATGGATGGAAATGGCATCTGATGATTTTTTTATTATAAAACCTGATAGATTGATTACAATAACAGAAACTAAAGATCAAAGATTAATAGAAATATATAATAATTATATTGAAGATGATGACAGTATCAATACTTTCCATAATCCAATGGAAACTAGTAATCAAAAAAAATCTGGTGAAGTAAAACCATCTCAAAAGATGGGTTATATTATGACAGTAGAAGATGCTCGTAAACAACTAGAAGATCTTTATAAACTTAAAGGTAATAAAGAAAGCTAAAGTTGTTTCTCAAACCTAACAAAGGTATTCTACTTATAATTCACTATGTTGTCAAGCCTTAAAAGTATGGTATAATATTAACAACTTATATTATAAAGAGTAATGAATTATGCCCAAAAAGAAATCAGAACATTATGTAAACAATAAAGAGTTGCTAGATGCAATGATCAACTATCGTGCCAGGGTAGAAGTATCATACAAAAAGACTTTCAATAAAGACCTCACTGAACTACCAAAACAAGAAAGAGGAAAAAGGTGGGAAGGAAAACCACCAATTCCAAATTATCTTGGTGAGTGTTTTTTGAAGATTGCAACACATCTCTCATACAAACCTAATTTTGTCAATTATATGTTCCGTGAGGATATGATTTCTGACGGCATTGAGAATTGCGTTCAATATATTCATAATTTCGATCCAGAGAAGTCTAAGAATCCTTTTGCATACTTCACTCAGATCATTCATTATGCCTTCCTGAGACGCATTCAGAAGGAGAAGAAGCAACTGGACATCAAAACCAAGATCATTGAGAAGACCGGATTTGATGAGGTTATGATGGTTGACGATAGCTTGCTTTCTGGGCATAGTTCAGACTATAATACCATCAAGGATAATATTCAGTATCGTAATCGATGAAAGTTGCCATCATCACGGACACTCACTACGGTGCCCGTAAAGGTTCTAAGTACCTCCATGACTATTTTGAGAAGTTCTATGATGATGTCTTCTTTCCCACCTTAGAGGCAGAAGGAATTGATACTATTATTCATATGGGTGATGCTTTTGATAGTCGCAAGTCAATTGACTATCAGAGTTTGGAATGGGCAAAACGTGTAGTATTCGACAGACTTAAAAAATATAATGTTCATATGATCGTGGGAAACCATGATTGTTATTACAAGAATACCAATAATGTAAACTCTCCAGAACTTCTTCTGCAGACTTATAGAAATATTAAAACCTACAGTAAGATAACAGAAGTTATCATAGGTAAGTTAAAGGTATTGTTTATTCCTTGGATCAATGCAGAAAACTTTGAGGATACTGTCAAGGTTGTCAAAGATACTGATAGCATATGTGCGATGGGGCACCTTGAGCTCAACGGATTCAGAGCGCATCGTGGACACGTCATGGAAGATGGTATGGCGTGCGACGTATTTGAGAAGTTCGACAAAGTGTTTTCAGGACACTACCATACACCCT